TGACCGGTGTAAGCCTGAAAGGGCTGAGTTGCAGCCTGCTCTGCGCGGGCATTGACCGCATTGTATCGGGCCAGAACCTCTGGCGGAATCTGGACCGATTGCGTTGTTGTAGCGGTCTTGCCACCCATTCTATCTACTCCGCAGCGGCCCGGAACCCACCAGTACGGGCATTATAAAGGAAAAACGCACCGCTTGGCTTGCCAAACTGACGTTCATACAGGCGCACCTTTGCCTCAGTGCGGTTATTCGAGAGTACCCCAATAATCAACGGGATGCTCAATGAATCTGCCACCTGTTTAGAGAACTGACATAGCCGACGCGCGCGGCCCCCTTTTGCGCTACGGTAGTCGGGGTGAATGAAGATGGCCTTTTCTTCAAGCACCTCTTTGTCACTATACCACATTGACCCAATTCGCAGAAGGACAGCGCCCTCGGCAATTCCGCCGGGACTGCCAATAATGCCAATTAGCCCCTTATCCAGATTTAAAGCAGGCCAAATTTCACCCAGCAATTTCTCCGGGTTAGGATCAACAAAACCGTTTTCTTCACATGCTGACAGGGCGATTTCCATGACAGCGTGAACATCTTCCGGTGTGCCAACTCTGATCCCAAGGTCCTGTGACATAAGCTAGTCCTTAGCGGGGCCCGGTAAATTTTTAAGTGTTTGGACCGTTTTGGCCCTCATCTTCTTCACAAAATGGTCCAGAATCTTGTGCCCCTCATCCAAGACTCCGCTTCCAAGTCGCGTTACATCATCGGGGTGAATTACATATTCACCGCCTGCCGCTATGATTGGAACAATTTCACCAGTCTCTCCCCCTTTAGCCCTCGCCAGCGGAATACCCTGCGCCGGCCCGAAAAGATTATTGGCGACCTTAAAGCCCGCCATCGTATTACCTTCACCCATTGCTGAGATGATGTCAGCCGGGATGACATATGATCCTGAGTGAACGTGCATTGGAAGGTGATCGGTACGGCCCGCAACAGGAGAGTGGATCGGCCCTACATGGACCTTCTCAGTGGTTGTGACGTTACCGCCAAATTTTCTTTTCTCAGGACTATCGACCCAAAACATCTTGTCTACTTGTGAAGAATTAACATGCGGTAATTTCTTCGGTTCCGGCGCAAAGCTTAACAGTTCTTGCGAAACATCATTCACATTGGGAAGCTTTACTCGACCGCTTGTCGCGCGCTTCGGTCGCACAGATCGCGCAACGTTTAAAGCAATAGCTATTGCCTGCTTCTGCGGCTTGCCGGAATGAACAAGTTCAGAAATGTTCTCGCTAACCGTTTCTTTGGATGAACCTTTTTTAAGCGGCATGGATCACCCCAAAGAGTATGTGACGTTGATTGACTGGCCCGTGCCCGGCGAAACTACCAATCCGCTAGTGAAGATTTGACCAGACGGATAGATGCCAATCGTATTTGGAACAGCCGCAAGCTGAGACGATGTAGCAGGGCTAACGGTTGTGTTGTTATTATAGATCGCGCCGGAAGACGAGCCAGCTACGACAACCGCAAAATTAACTAACCGCCCAAAACCAGTAATGACAACAGTGTCAGATGTGACAGTGATGGACGTATTGGTTCCGCTATTCCGAACCGTTGTCTGGTTCAGCGCGTTAATGCCAACTACGCCATTCTTCTGAGTAGTGAGGATGTCGCTAAGGGAGGCCATCAGAATTTCCCATCCGGTTGCCAGCGGTAGCGCATATTTCCAAGACGCCAGAATGTGCCAACGTCATTGCTCTCAATCTTCATGGAAACAAGCCTACCACGAAGTCTCGGTGTAACGAATTGCGTAGCTTGCGTTAGTGTAAACGGGCCATAGGCAATAGGCGTGTCGCCAGCGTATTGCGTGACATAGAAGGTGAGCAGCAAGTTGGCGTTCTGCGCGCCCCCGTAATAGCCCCATTTTGCATCGGGCCACCATTGGTCAATGAACGTGAGAAGATCACCATCTTGAAGCTGGAAGTATCCGGTCTGGAAGTATGAGTTCATCGCCTGACCATCGGCGTCAGTGGATGTCTCATGCTGATAGATGAACCGGTTGTCACCTGCGCCAATTGGTGCCCCAAGGACGGACTGGTTAATCCATGCCGTTCTACCAAGAGCGCCAAAATCCCAACTATCAAGATAGATGTTGTACTTGACGTAGTGACTGACTTCCCCACCATTACTGGTGGTAGGATAGTACCAAGCTATCTCTCCGAAACGGCTATTCGGAGCAATCCTAATCTTGTCAAGATTATTGGTGTCCAAATCTTGGAATACAACGTCCCAGATCGGGCACGCAATAGGCTCAGGGCCAGAGCCAGCCAGACGGAAGAACTGCGACTGGCTCATCCAGTACACAACTCCGTTCATAGAACTAGCCGCCTTTCTGGAAATAAGACCGCACCCGGTGCCGATTTCATTAAAAGCGTACACGTCTGGATAGCCGACATACTGCATCGCCCATATGGCAAGGTCTGTCCAGATAAGACCCTGTTGCGGTCCCTGAATGCAGCCTATGATTTTGGAGCCTTTTGGAATGCGATACGAGCCAGCAAGATTAGTCGGACTTGCCACCCAAACATTATAATTTTGAACATCGCACCAGCGGATCAGGAGTGTATCTTGAACCCCGGCAAAAGTTGACCCCCACGCAATAATCTGGCGCTGCGGCATAGCGACGAACATGCCGTCGTTGACCGAAGGTGCCTGCGGGATGATTGTCGCAACGGGATCGCCAGCACTAGAAATCCACTGATAGATTCCCCCGCCAACGGGACAGGCGAGGAAGTTCTCGCCCCAGTTGTCTAAGGTCCAATCCGAAACGTCAAAAATGCCCGGAAGATCAAAGATAGTGATTGTACCGGCGACGGTCTGCGCGCCAGTAGCGGCAGATGCGACATCAATCGTATTTGAAGCGATCAAGCCGCCAGAAACATATGCAGTCGTAGTTGCGGATGCGTACTCCACAGTTGTCGTTGTGGAGCCCGTAACAGTATAGACGCCGTTGTAGCCAGCAGGGGTTACCCCACTAACAGTCATAACGGTGCCAACCTCAATGGCGACACCGCCGGCATGGGTAAGCGTTACCGTAGTGCCCGTGCCGGTCGCATTGGTCACAGCAAACTGATTAGAGGTTGAGTCTAAAACGGTATAGGAGCCGTTGTAAGCGGACGGCGTAATGCCTGCCACGGTGACGACCGTGCCGACAGGAATGGCCGTATTGGTGCTATGACTAATTGTAGCCGTTACACCGTCACCTTTTGTGCCGATGGTCGCGCACACCCTAAAAGCTGATGGTGTAATACCGGTTCCGTAGCCGCCAACACCATACCCAGCAACACCATACCCAGTGCCCGCTGCAATAGGGCCAATTCCGTTGAAATATGTATAGCGAGCAAGGCCGCTATTGATTGTAACGGTCTGATTTGATGACGCGGTTACGCTACCGCTAATCGTGAAGTTATTGGCATCAACAACATCAACAACAGTGTAGTTGCCATAAATAGTAATTCCACCCACATCTGTTGATACGAGGAAAGTAGCCGTATCGTACAGAGCGTACTGATGCGCAGTAAGCTGCACATTGACAAAGGAACTGCCAGCCGTGGACGTAAAAATAGGTATGCTGCCGCCGTTTGTGACAGTTGAAGTCGCATTCTGAAGATCACCAAGAACATCAGTAGCAATGATGCTGTAGGTGTTTGCGCTAATTGCTGTGCATTGATAGAGACCCTGAATACGGAGACCTCCAACCGCAATCTGGGTTGAGATCAGAACAGAGTCAAAGTTATCAATATTGCTATTCGGATCAGTTATCGTGACAACAGGGCTCCCCGAAACGGTTGATACGCTAACCGCCGGGTTCACGACCAATATCTCAGGAGTAATATTCCTAAGAGAGTTGTTGGTAATTACATTAAGAGAATCTTCAGCGCCAACGCCAAGATAATCTTGATCGTTTAAGGTTTGCCAAGCGTGCAAAGCGCGGACGATTGAATCTATTTGGTTAGGATAGAATTTAGTCCAGCCGCCAAGTTTCTGAACAAGGCCAAGGCCGTTTCTGTCCGGGATAAACCTGACAAGATTTGACTCAGAAATTGCCGCCTCGTTCAATGCGAGCGTTTTATTCTGGTCAACACCCGGAATAAGTTTGAGCGATGCGTGCGGCATTTATTGCCCCCGCGACGGCGTAGCGGCAACCGCCGGCGACATGGAGGACCAAGCACCAGACTGAAACTTCTTGCGCGCCTCTTCCACGACAGCCGGCCCAAGGAGGGTCTGGTATTGGCTTTCGTAAGATTGAGCCATGGCAGGGTCATCAGACTGACGGCCAAAATTGCGCTGGTATCCAGAAACATAAATCATGCTCGCCATGATAAACAAATCAGGCAAGTAAAGGCTGATAAATGTCTCAGTGTTGAGGGTAGACAAGCTCGCAGGGCGGATTGTGCCAAGAATTTCAACTGTATAGTTATTGTCGGGCCACGGGCCAACGATCATATTGCTTTGGTCAATCATGGCGAAGTACTGCGGCGTGGATGCACCGGAGAGGCTGGTATAAATAGTGTTCAGGTATTCTTTGGTTACAGGCAGCAACGGCACTCGCGTGCCAAGTTCCGGGTTAGATGTTCCGGCAGGAAGAATGACATTAACTTCCTGAATGGTGATGAACGCTGAAGCTGGAACGGTCAGGTTCCGATTGCCCGCCGCCAAAGAATACGACGTATTTGGCGTAACCGTACTAAGAAGATCAAGATCGCGGTAGATGCGATTTTCAGCGTAGGTAATTGCTTGAGGCAGGATAGTCAGGAAATTGACATCCGTCTCAGAGACAACCGCTAGGGTCGCAATCTGTGTCTTGTAAGTGGAGTAAGTAAGACCAGTTGTCACGATCAAGCCTCGCGGTTTTGCTTATGATACCACTTATTTAGAGTCATGGCACCAAGCCTCACGGCGAGCGTTGTTGACCTTAATTTCCGTGATCGTCTGATCCGTGTCTTTTTTTGACCAGCTTACAGGTTTCCAAACAGCACAAGCTGAAGCGTTAGTCGCGACGGTGGCCGTCGTTGTCGCGCAGCCGGGCAGAATCAACAGCAGCGTTATCCCCAGCCCGAATAGAAGACTGCGTGCGTGCAAGAGCATCAGCATTGGCTTCAGCCTCCAGCTTTTGCCGGGCATCCCGGCGACCTTTCCCGTAGACAGTCGCAACCGCAAGAAGAACCGCGCCAACGGCTGAGAGAAAGCGACCGATGGGCGAGAACAGAAA